GTCTCCGCATATTATTAGAGTATCGTATTTTTCGTTTTCTAATAGATGTAGAGTCAAACTTGCTTGACAGATTGGGCTACCTAAATGTAGATCAGATAGTGCTAAAATCATATTGATTACATAGTGCTATATTTTTTTGAAAAATGCAAGAAAAAAATGTATTTTAATATAAATATTTCTGGTCGCGGTATTACCAGTACCCACCAGATCTAAACTTCAAACTATTAACTATGAAAGCTCAGCAAACAAATATTTATCATATTGTATACAAAACAACAAACCTTGTAAATAAAAAAATTTATATAGGTGTTCATTCTGCCGCAAATTTATTAGATGATTATATAGGCTCAGGTAGGCTTCTTAAAAAAGCAATTAAAAAATACGGAAAAGAATACTTTAAACGAGAAATTCTTTTTCAATTTTCAACTTTAAAAGAATGTTATCAAAAAGAAGCTGAATTGGTGACTGAAGATTTTGTTAAAGACGAAAATACTTATAATGTTTGTGTAGGAGGAAGAGGTGGAAGAAATGGGATGGTTACTGCTAGGGATGTTGAGGGAAATGTTTTTAATGTGTTTCAGAGCGATGAGAGATTAAAGAGTGGTGAATTATTTGGAATAGCGAGAAATAAAGTAATGATAAAAACAAAATCGGGTGAAATAATAAAAGTAGACAAAAGCGATGAAAGAATAAAAGATGATAGATCTAATATTTTTTCTACTGCAAAAAATAAAGTTCCAGTGAAAGATGACAATGGAAATACATTTAGAGTAGATAAAAATGATCCAAGATTAATTTCCGGAGAATTGAAACATGTTACAAAAAACACAATTCAAGTTAGAGATAATAATGGAAATCATTTTAGAGTAAATACCGATGATAAAAGATTACAAACAGGAGAAATTTTGCCACAAACCGTTGGATATGTTTCGGTAAAAGATTCAAATGGCAAAACTTTTCAAGTCTCCAAAGATGATCCTAGATTAAAAAATGGGGAATTAGTTGGCGTAAATAGTGGAAAAATCTATATTACTAATGGAATTATTAACACTCTTATTAAAAAAAATGAAGAAATGCCAAAAGGTTTCTGGAAAGGAAGAACTTTATTTAAAAAAAATAATTTATTAAATTAACCACGTTGTAGTTTGCCCAGTATCAAAACATTGAGAACATGGTTCCGGATCACTTTCATAATCATCATATTGAAACAATTGCACAACATCTTGAAAGGATATAGAATATTCTTTAATACCTTCTTTTGCCTTAACAAAAAGATAATCTAATATTTCTTCTTGTTTTTCTAAAGATATCTCAGAAAGAGGCTGATCATTTACATAAAAATTAAATGCGGTACAGCCGGTTACTTCTTCAAATTTATATTTAGTTTTTTCCATGATATTTAATAATTTCCTGTTCAACGATCAATTCTAGTTCTTTCATGTCTAATGATTCTTGCTTGTCAATATAGTATCTAAAAGTCAGCATTGTTATTAGAACAAAAAGAAATACCAGAAATGTGGATATTTTAATTTTTAAGTTGTCCATTGAATTCTTCGTATTCTTTTGCTCCCTCGGCGGCTTCTTTATAAAGCATTGGTCCAATTAAAACCAAGGGATCTTCTTTTGCTAGTGCGTAAACATGTAAAACCGTTCCATAAAGTTTTCTAGCTAATTTTTTTAGTTCATCATTTTGAACAAGAACTTCTGTTAATTTTATACGTAGCTCTACTGCGTTATTGTGTTCTTCTGTCCCATCTTCTCCAATTATTCTAAGTTGTTCTTCTAGCTTTTGATTAAGAATTCCAACTGGTTCGCAAGCATAACAACAACCCTGAAATCCTTCTAAGATATTTTCTTTTTGTTTTTTAAGAAGTAATCTACCATATCTTTCAATAGCTTCAACCGTATAAGAATCCAATTTTTCTAAACACCCATCCGCAGAAAGACCACTTTCATAGAAAGCGTATTCTTCAAGTTGTTCTTTATCCATACTTCCAATATTAATATATTTTACAACTATGTCAATATCATTCTTCCCAAGACCAATTTTTATAATCCCAATGTCTGGAATCATAAATTCTCAGGCCTGCTTCAAATCCCAAAAAATTTAAATTTAAATTCAAGCCGCCATGGTCTTTTGCAATTGGACAAAAATCTAATTCAAATTGAAAAATGCTGTATCCTGAGTAACACGTTTCAAATTCTACATTTTTGTATTTGGAAAGTTGTTTGTAAAAGGAAAAATACTTTTTAAATTTTTTTCTTGGTTTGCAAAAGTTTCTTATTGAAAAATTAAAATACATAAATTACTCTTAACTAGTTTGAATTACAATTCTTTGTGTTTTTTCTGAAGAATTATAATCATTGGGATGATTTATCCTCCATTCTATTACATCTTTGGTTTTTTCAAAGATCTCAAAAGCTTTTCTGATATTCATATTTTCTTGCGCATCTGTTAAAATCAATCTTTCTATATAATTTTTAAATTGAATTTTTACTTTTCCTTCTACTAATAAGGATATAAATATAGGATACATATTGGGACTGTGTAATCCTAGCATCAAAACATATTCTTCAACTTTGCTTATAAAGCTTTCGGCATGTTTTATCGAAAATCTTGATGACTGCTGTATTCCAAGCTCTATACATTGTTTTTCGCTAATTATTTCAATGTCAGGTATTTTAAAGTTAATGTTCATGTCTCTCTACCTTGACTTTCATAATTTTGATTTATAAGTTTTGCCCACTGTTCTTTTGTTATTATTTTACCATCTAAAACAGAAAATACAAATGAGGAATTTTCTTTAAAATTTCCTTTAATCATTAGTGCTTGTTCTTTTCTGGTTTCCACTTTTCTGATATCATGCACTACTTCTAGAACATGATCAATATATTTTTTTGATTTTTCCCCCGCTTCACAAATTTTTTCCAATTCTTCTTTTAATTGAAGAGCGATCTCATAATCAAATTCGGTTTCGATTATTTCATAAAATTCTTCATGAGAAGGCATTTCTTTTTCTATGTAGAAATCAATTAAATTTTTGGTAGAACTGAGTTGTGATTTAACTCGGTGACAAAGTAAATACCATAAAGTTTTCAGCTTAATTCTATTTTGCCCGTTATTGTAAGAAATTACGATACCCTCTTCGCCTTTCCAATACTTTATAGTTTCCGAGATCTTAGAAAGATCATTGGTATCTAAGAAATTATAAGTTTGCGGCACAGGAATTGATCCAATCTTTCTCCATATTTCTAATAAATCAGGAGATGAAACAACGCTCATATCGTTCTTATCAATTGCTCCTAAAAGATAAAATTCTACTTTTCCTGGTCTGATAACAATTACATTGTTTGGACTTATAATTTCAAACAACAGGGTTATGTTATTATTTTCTTTTAAAAACTCTACTACTTCTGGATATTGTTGAGGAAGCAGTTCGAAATCTTCTGCATTTTTTTGAGTCGCATAGCTTACGGTTCCCCGCGTTCTCATGGAAAATTGTTCATTTACATAATCGCAAATTACCAAAGATCCATCTTTTTTCTCTTCGCACTTCCAGTCGCTGTAGTATTCTGGATTTGGATAGCAATCAGGCTTCTCTCCATAATTGAAGAACTTAGGCCAACTTCCTGAAAGAACATTGCTTTCCTTATCAAGGATTAAGGAGCGATAAAATAAATTATTTTTATTCCATTTTGCATCTGCTTCTGGAGTTATTAAGTAGCAGTCCAATCCACAAAATTTGCTCTCAACTATATTGAATCCTTCTTCTATCGGAAGACTAACTTTCATGAATCAAATGTAATATTTTTTAAAAAGCCCGTCAAGAAAATAAAAAGCCGCAAAAATGATCATAATAAAAATTAATTTTTATTTATTAGATTTTTTATGGTTTCTCCATTTGCTTCTGTGTTTTATTACCCAGTCAACGAGGGCGGCGCTGTAGCCAATATCATAACCCCTTTTTTCGCTCTCCAGCCATTTGTGTCTTAATACTTCTTCTCTTTCTTCTAGAAATTCTTTATAGATAGAAGAATTGATATAAAAATCTTGAGTTGTTGATAGAGTATTCATTATCGCGCTTATCACTGCAAGAACTCCGCAAAAATAACATCTCTATCTTCGTATCTAACTTTAACTGCTTCTTTTGCAATTCCCATTGGATCATATTTAAAAGCCCGAATTTTATAGCTTCCCCAAAAATCGTATGTCCACATTTGATTTTTTCCAATCGGGTACATGTAAACTACTATCGCGTGACCTTTTTTAATATTTGTTTTTTTATCGATCCAGCTATAAACAACAACTTCGGACCAAACGTTGTATTTTTTAAGACCTTCTCTAAACGCAATCGCGGTAGGTAGGCAGGCATTTTTCTGATTTTCCATCCAGGATTCTGAATTGGAAGGAGTTGCGCAAGCTGTTAAAAAACAAGCAATTAAAATTAATAAAATACGTTTCATGTATATAATAATATACACTTACATTGACCACAATTCATTAATGTTTAGAAGTTTGTGAATGCACCCATTCACCTCTTCGGTCCAAGAACTATGGAAATGACCATATAGATGAAGTTTTGGTTTGCATAGTTTAAAAATTTCGTCCATTTTTGCTCTTTCATTACTAAGATCTCCTATAAGATAGGAATCTTCTAGCGCCCAACCATAAACCATTTCGTTAAATTGTTGAGGAAAACACCAAGACGGAGCAGTATGAGTTACTAGAATATCTACTTCTTTGCATTTGTCTCTATCTAATTTAACAGGTTCTCCTTCCCAATATGAAACACCTTCTTTACGAGAGGTTCTGTCAATAGAAACAGCGCCACCAATAAATTGAATTTTTTTACCATTGTATTCAGCCACTGTATAATCTTCAATCAATTCAAAGTTACTTAAGGAAACCCTGTTAGCGTCTATAAAGTAAAATGGATCTGAATGATTTCCGCGTATACTCAAATATTCTATATTGTATTTTTTAAAACGATTATTTAAAAGTTGAAATTGTCTTAGCTGTTTTTCTTTTGAAAGAAATCCTTCGCCGCCATCTCCAACGCAAACAATATAGCAATTTTCAATATTCTTATCTTTTATAATTTCAAATAATAATCCCCAAGATCCATGGTGATCTCCTAAAAATAATAAAGGTTTGTTTTTATTCAGGCACTTGATATTAGCATCCATCTTCTTCGCCCCCATTGGGTAGATATAGTCTATATTCTCTTATTTCTTTTTCCAATATTTCTTTCAGCTTCAATAATGCGCTATCATAAGAATCACATTCTTCCTCAATATCGCCCAAAATATATCCCCGATGTTGAACATTGTATTTAGGAGGTTGACCATAGCTCCATTTGGTTTCAATATACCAATGGCAGTCTCTATTTTTATGATGAGAATGTCCAATTAATGTATTCCATTCGTAGGATAATTTTGTAATATCTTCTATGATTTCTTTCATTGTCTCTCCATTTTGTAAGGTTTTTCTACAACAACATAATAAGCTCCCGCGATTTCTTCTAATTTTGTAACACTTCCGTTTGGAAGAGGATTCTTTTTAAAAGATTTATTGACAATTTCCCACGCCTTTGTAAAATCTTTAGCTTTCATAGCCTTGTCCATAGAATCTTGATATCTTTGGGGGATCTTAAATTCTTTCTGTGGTCTCCAATATTTCGTTTCTGAAGGCATGCCAATCGGATTAATAACTTTAGGAATTGGTACTTCAGAATATTGCATTGCACCATCTCCACTAACATCCGCAATGGTTCTAAAACCATCATTTCGTTGATAATGTAAATATTCCTCAATGACTTTTTTAATCTCCCAAGCGGCAGTTCCGTCTTTCATTTGCTCGCAACCAACACCATAACATGAGTTTGGGATTGTGCAAATATCTTCATTTCTAAATGCCAATGTTCTAACAACGCTTTCAATTACATGAGTGTCAATATAATTTAGGCAAGCCTTATCAGCAAAGGCAGTGGACATAGCCATTGCAACTTGACCAGAGCGAAGTCGACTATAAACTTCAAGAGCCGTTGTTAAGGTCGCTAAATGCCTCTCGTCAAACTGTATTGATACTTTTTTAGATTCTATTTTTTTATTTTTCATGTAGTCAATGCTCGGTTGCGCAACTGATATTAAATCCACCGGTCCTAGAATAACTCTCGTCTTCTTCGCCAAGTTCGTACCAAGTATGCGAACCGTCCATAGCCGAATTTCCAAATTCTGTCCATTTAACGTTTTGTCCAAGCTTGCTCAACCTATCTTGAGTTTCGTAAGCCAATTCTTCCGAAGGGCTATCAAATTCAAGATTTAAATTGCCAATATAGTCCAAAAATTCTTCTTGGCTGTCTCCCGTGTATGGATTTTCTTCTAGATTGCGAAAATCGTTTGGATCTAGCTCGATGATTTCGCTTGTCATGTATACTGTCATGTTTTCGCGTTTACGGATTTTATATGTCATAGGTATATATCTATAATTTATTTTTTTATAGATGTCAATATAATTTTAAATGGTGCGAAATGAGAGAATCGAACTCTCGACCGAAGTTTGGAAAACTCCTGTTTTGCCACTAAACTAATTTCGCCTGCTGGTTGAAAATAAACCATTATCTATGTCTAATCGAGTCTAGCAATTAAAATATTAAAAATAAATACTACAAAACTGACTCAAAATCGCGGATTAGTTTATTGGCATCTTCCTCTAGGTCATTTAAGCCAATTAGCAATTCTTTCGCCCTCTTCTTGTCTTCAAAGAAGTGATCCAGGGTCTGGTCTTTCATCTCTCTTATTTGAGACAAAATTCCAGAAACTTCAACAATATGAGACATGGTTGATTCCATTTTTAAAATTACCTCCAGCAAAAAATTACATTGTCGTACTTTCCCAGTTTTATTTCCAGATTGTGTCTAATAACAGTTTCCCAAATCCTAAATTTGTTAGCCAAGCCGCCGCCGAGTTGAGAAATATAAAAAGTTTTATCTTTATTATTTTTAATTGTGAAATTTAATTTATTAAGCTCCTCAAAGAATACTGGAGCATATTCTTCGGGCTTGTAAAAGGAACTTTCATTATTGTCTGGAAATTTTTTAGTGATAAACCCATAAGCTCTATCGTGATACCTCAATGCAGCAGCGCCACCGTTTCCAAATCTCTGTAAATTGTCCCCGAAAACAAAGATGGCATTTGCATTCTCGTCCAGAAAGCTTTCCGTGATGAATAAATTGTTATAATCAGCCATGAACTTAAATATCCATATCTTGGTCCTCTTTAGCTGCTCTAAACTTTTTATTTTTATTTTGACGACGAGCCTTTTCTTGCTGCTTTTGTTCTTCGGAAAACACTCCGAGAATATCTTCGCGCCACGTTCTATTTGCATCTTTGTTGGAAATTGACGGCCCCCCTTTAACTGACTTTTTCTTTAGAGCCGTTCTGATTTCGTCCATAATTGGAGACTTTAGCGATGTCCAGGTTGCAATATACATATGATTTTAATTTAATTATTTTTTTTATTCTGTGGAATATTTCTTTTTTAATCTCTGAATAAGGGAAAACACGATTTTATTTGGAATATCAGAAACACTATTCCATTGAGATGCTTCGTCCACCCCCTCTTTGATCAGGGCGGTTTTAATTTTTTCAAAAGTAATCCCAGTTTTATCCATTGTTTCTTTTAGGACGTTTGATGGGTGAGTGGATGAAATTGCTGGACTCTCTTCGGTTGGTGTGGATACAACTCCGTTTTTAGAATCGCCCATTTCATCGCTTCCAACAATATTGATTCTCAAGAAATTTCTTACCGCCCTAACAAACGCTCGATTTTCAGCAATTGCCATAAGGAAATCTTTGGCGAAGCTCTTGGTATTATCTAGATGCGCGTCAGCAAGAGACTCAGATTCGACTTCCATAAAATTAGTTTCATAGTTAGAGAGCCACTTAATCTTGCAAGAAACTGCAACGTAACTATTGGAGCAGGAATGAACTTTATATTCCAATTTGGTATAGCCCCTGATATTTGCAAGATCTTTAATTCCGCCAAGTAAAATGAGAAGTTGAGAGTCTTCTAGTTCGTCTACCTTAAGAGACGATTGATGAGTGCCGTCTGGAAATTTAGCAAGATTGGCAACAAGATATTTTGAATCTATCATTTTGCGCCAATCTACGAATCCGTCAAGGGTAAATACATGAGCCTTGTCATTTAGCAAGCCGTTGCTGTCTCTTGACGCAAGTTTATTTGCGACTTGCGCTACCTCGACCTCAGTTTGTGACTGGGCGATATTTTCAGATTCGTTGTTTTGTTGTTTAATTTTTGGCATATTTAGTAAATATATATAATGTTTCAATGTCTTCGTCAAGAAGATCCAGGTCAGAGACTGAAGATAGACTTTGAATGAAAGACTGAGAGCTTTTGTTTTCTAAAAAAGAAGTTTTTGTAAGAAAATTGCTGCCCATTGAATAATATATACTTGAACTTTTGAAATATGTCAAGTCTTTATTTACATTTTTTAAAATATCTTTAGCACTAGGCTTTTTGGAAAGCTTTACCACGGCGCAAATATCTAGAAATTTCAGTTTGACAGATGCGAAGTCTTCATCTTTGATTTCGTTTTTACAAACAATAACGCATTTAACTCCGCAGCTTTTAAATTTCTTAATAAATTCTAATGTTTTTTCTAGATTTTCATTTTTGCAATTTGATATGTCAAATCTCAATAGTTCTATATTTGACTTAACTTGCTTTAATAGGTTTTCGTCAATTTCGAACGGCTTATTTGCAAATATTACGCTTTTTCTTTTGGCGATATTCTGCATTGCGTAAATGATATTATTTTGATTTACATCTTTAATTAGGTCAAATCTAATATTAAGCAATAGACCATTTGCTTTATCTATAAGAATTTGAGAATCTGGAACGAAATTAATAGTAAAATTAGAATATTTTTCTCCAAAAAAGATAGATTCAATTTTCTCTTCTTGTTCAATGTTTAGAATATCGAGGATTGCTTCGCAAATTTCCTCTGGCTTGATTAAATTAATTGTTTTTGGAATTTCTACCGATGAAAATGACGGCTTTTTATTTCCAACTCTAGAATAGGAATCAATTATTTTTATTTTTTGTGGATCGCCGAAAATTGGCTTAGATACTTCAACGTGATTGCTGCTAAAAAGAGCAACAATTGGTTTATCGTAGTGAGACGCCAGGTGCGTGCAAAGACTGTCTGGTCCAATGTGAGCTATTGAATTTTTAATAACATGAGCTAATTGATTTATTGTGGTCTTGCCGACAATTGACTTGACATTCATTAATTGAGGGTCGCCCTCTACTCCAATCTGCAAAAAAGAGATGCCGTTTTTTTGTAAAATCGGAGTAATGGCATCCACAACGTCTTGCCAATAAGAGTAGTTCCTAGAATCAAACTGAGTATTGGACTGAATGGTAATATACTTCTCAGAGTCAAGTGGAAAATATGATTCAAATATATACGGCTTGCTGATTTTTGAGCCAGTGAGAGTGGCATAAGAGTCTATAATTCTCATTGTTAAATTTTATTTTTTATAAATTTCAAAATCTATTTTATCTTCTCCGTTGTGAAGATAGGATAATAATCTTTGCGTTTGTAGATGTGGCAGATATGCTATGTCAAAATAGCCATCATTTTTAGCATGACCCTCCATTAAAAGAAGATTATCCATTTCTGGCATATATTCTATCCATTTGTAAACATATTTATTTCCATTTAAAATGTCTTTAAATTGTTTTTTAGTAGAAACGTATAGGTCGTACTCTGGGTACCTATCTTTAATCGATTCAAAAAGAGCAGTAGCCATAAAAATATCCCCAGCGCTTTCGGGCAGAACAAATAGGACACTTTTATTTCCAGTTTCATCTATTTGAGATCTTAGGGTGTCAATTTTAATATCTGGTTTTCTGCTTTGAAGCTCTTTAATTGCGATTGATTTAAAATAATTTTTAATATCAGCTTTTTTTGTTCCTTTTGATATTTCAGACATCCAGTATAGCAACCCTTCGTCTGAATATTCCACTTTTCGATCTAAAATCTTAAGATATAGCTCTTTAAGCCACTCCCTGTCCTGTAAATTATCGTCCACTTCGGCATCTGGATTTGGATTATTTTGAACATTTGAAAGATAGTTGCTTTCATCCGTATCGTCGAGAAAGCTAAAATTGTCAATCTTTCTTTCAATTTTGGCTCCAACTTCTTCTATTGAGAAATTTTGCAACGCCCATTTTCTTGCTAATTTGCCAATTTTTCTTTTCTCCTTATTGGAAAGAGATATGAATCTATCAAGCTGTTCTTTAATTGATTCTGGCTTCGTGGACGCCTTAATAAATTCAGTTCCATGCTCTAGGTATTTGCTCCATTCAAGTGGAAAAGAGTAGGCGTCTGGCTCGCAACATTCTTCGCCGCAAGAATAATTTGTAATAAGGGTCGTGAGTTCTGTCAACTTTGCTTCTTGGATGGGTATTTCTTGACCGCCGCTAGTAAATGGATGAACATAAACATCCATGAAGTTATAAACCTCATTTAATTGTTCTTCGCTTACGCCCAATCCAACGCCAGTAGTTGTTTGAGACCCTTTAGAGAGGCAAAATTTACAATCTTTATTTTGTGGATCTAGATTTTTCTCTACTTTTTGACCAGCATTATCTAGTTTAAACGTGCCGTCTTCGTTTAGTTCAAAAATTGAATCTCTATCATCAAATGTTTTAACTTCATAATTTCCACAGTTTTTACAAATATATGTAGTTAATATTTCCTTTGTGCAAATTCCGTATTGCTCGGCTTGGGCTTTGATATTCCACCCCTCTGAAAAATTAGTATGAAGAAGAAGGTATGTATTTTTAATCTCTGGATGAGAATCTTTCCACATTTTGTACCCCTCCATTAGATTGGGAACAAGTTTTCTTAATTGATTTCTGAAAACAAAACCTATAATAAAAGAATCTTCTGGAAGATTGTTGGCTTTTCTAAGAGATGTTCTTTTTTTATCTGAAAGTCTAAAAAAATTAGAAGCCTCGATTGGCCCGTGAATAGTTTCAACATGATTATGACCGAGTCTTTTAAATTCTTTTTCTGCGAAATTGCTCCACATCCAATAGTTTTTAATATGTGAGGCTTTTTTGACAGCAGATGGCAAAAGAGGAAGCGAATCTAAGGTAATCCAAAGGCAGGAATTTACTTTTTTAAACCAATTTTTTTCAATAGAGTAATCTAGCCCCCAAAAATCTTGAGCGCCAATGTAAACATCTGGTTTTATTTTTCTTACATATTGGTCAATGGTGAATGAGCCGTATCCTGCCATTCTTAATCCATTTGGATCTTTTGCAATTTCTTGAAGCGTGGCTTGATCCGCTGGCGCTGCGCCGTAACTGCTCCATGGCGTTGATTCGAGTTCTTTTGTTCCTTCGTGTACGCCACAGCAAACATGATGAATTTCATATTTGCCCGTTTTATATAGATAGGTTAAAAGAGTCTTCATGACTCTTCCAAATCCAGTTTTAGCTAAGGCAAAGTCAGAATGAAATAAAAGTCTCTTTTTTCTCATTTTAATCTTCTTGATTTAAGGCTTTTGAAGAAACGCTAAAAGATGCTTCTAGGCTGAGTTTCAACCATTCCCTAAGTTTAATTGATTCATCGTTCGTGAATCCTACAGAAAAAATATTTTCTTTATCTTTTGTATCAGAAACTTTTAGTCCAAATCCGGACATGGCTCCTTCTTTAATATATGGCGCAAAAGAAATCGATACACCGGATCCATTATTGAACTTATGATAAGTAGACCATTTTTCTTCTTTTTCAATTGCTCGAACGATGCCAGAAATCTCAACGTCATTAAATTTTATATTCTTTTTCGCGGATGGATTGTCCTTATTCCCCTTGAATGATCCGATTTTCTTTTCAGCGTTCCAAGAATGTTGCTTTATGAAGGATACATAGATGCCGCCGTCTGACTCATTGAATGCGATAGAAACTGCAACCCCTTTATTACTCGCGTTTGGTTTATAAAATTGAATATTATTTAGATTCATATGCAAATATTATATGATTATTCTACGTCTTCGTCTATTAATTCTTGATCTTTTAGGTCTCTGAGCGCCATGTATATTTTGGCTGTCTGAACACCTAGTTTATCTACATAGCAGGCATTGCCGTCTTTCTTTGTTCCTTTTATTACAACTACATCTCCTTCTGCTGGAAGCTTGTCTCCATTATCTTTTTTGCACTCAGCAAGCTTGTCCCACTTCTCGGAAGAGAAAATGAAACAATCTACTGATCCGGTTTCATCAGAAACTGTATATTTGACATAGGGATTGCCGTTTTTCGAAGTTCTTTTTAAGACCTCATCTATAACTCCAACAAAAAATAAACTGCTTTTCTCATTTAATGAGTTGCAATATTTGATATCTTTAATATTCTCGTTCTTTTTCCTAAAGATGGACGACAAGCTTTCGCTGTATGACATTCCAAGAAGGGCTTTCTCGTAAAAGAAATTTGCCAACTCTTCATTTCTACTATTCAATAAGTAAATAGTTTTAAACTTGTCATAGTCTCTTTTAATTGTGCCAAATCTAGAATTTTTGATAATAGGATTGCCCTTATCGTCTTTGACTGTTTCATTCAAAGCTTTTACGCAATTAAGAACGTCATCAAATTTTCCAGATTCAATCAATTGTTTTGTCAATATCTTCTCTCTGTCTTTCAATATGTTCCACGTCTGAGCTTCTAAAACTAGTCTACTTCTAGATTTATTATTAATGCTTTGTAGCGCGCCAGCTTGAATAAGAGCGGAAAGTACGCCGATTGAAATTTTTGCTTGCTTAGCAGCAATAAATAGATCAATTTTTGAATTGTATTCGCCTCTAAAGTTGATCATTTTTTCAATTACCTTTTTGCTGATCCCTTTGATCGCAGATAATCCATATCTAATATTCGCACCCTCGATTTCAAAGTCTTCACCACTTTTTGCAAGATCTGGAGGTAAAAGCTTAATTCCAAAATCTTTCATTTCTATACTGATAATATTAATCTCATTTAAACTGTCCTGCTCATTCTTCGCCATTCTTAGAAGAGATAGGAAAAATTCCTTAGTATGATTAAATTTGAAATATGTAGTCAAAGCAGCCATTGCGCTATAAGCTGCGCTATGAGAAAAATTAAATTGGTAACCAGCACTGTCTTCGCATACTTTCCAAATAGTGTCAGCTGTTTCCTTTTTAATATTTGAAGATTCACACTTCTCATAAATTTTAGGCTTCCATTTGGCAATTTCTTCTGGAAGTTTTTTTCCGATAGCTCTCCTAATTTCTTCAGAATCAGACAGGGAGAATCCGATCTTATTAAACATGGCCATCACTTGTTCTTGATAAAGACAAATATTTCCAGTTTTTTCTAGGACTGATTCGATAATAGGATCAATCTCTGGTTTCACTCCAGTATTTGCATATGTCGCATATTGATCCACATAATCTAATGCTCCAGGTCTTGCAAGTGCTACAACAGCACTAAGTTGCTCTAGATTTTTAGGTTTAACTTTTTGGCAAACCTTATAGTTAGTATCTGCTTCAATTTGAAAAAGACCCTTGGGGTTTTTTAAGTCTTGAAGATGCCCGTATATAAGTTCGTAATCCTCTAGGTCAATTTTTTTATAATTTATTCCTACCAGCTTAGAAGCTTCATGAATAACTGAAACGCTTTTCAAGCCAAGAAGGTCGAGTTTAATATTGATTTTGGTTGCCCAGTCCATTGTGAATGAACTTACAGATTCTTTATCTGCCGTTAATTCAGTTGGGGTAGCCTTGTTTAACAAATCATGACTTACTACAATACCAGAAGCATGTACACCCTTGTTTCTAATTAAATTCTTAAGTTTTAAAGCAGTTTGATACACTTGCTTGTTTTCATCGCACCAATTTTTAAATTCCTCATTGGTTTCATAGATTTCTTCTGGCTCGGCAACTTTTCCAAATTTAGAAGTAAACAGAGCAGTGATTTTATTCATCTCCGTTTCATCTTTCTCGCCGATGATTTTCCCGCAGTCCTTAATAAGAGCTTTGCCAGAAAGAGTGGAAACGGTTAGCATTTTGCTTGTTCTTTGAGGGTATTTTTCCTCAAGATATTTTATTACTTCCTTTCTTCTATAATAGCAAATATCACTATCAATATCGGCGATCATCTTTCCATCCAAATATGTAACTCCATCTACAACTTGCTTTTTTGCTCTAGCCTCTGACACGAACCTTTGAAAAAATAATCCGTATTTTACTGGATCTACGCCAGTTACTCCTAGTAAATAAAGAACAAGGCTTCCAGCCGCTGATCCTCGACCAAGACCGGTTGGAATATCATTTTTATTGCAAAAATTAAAAACATCCCAAACGATCAAAATATAATCTACAAAATCAAGTTTATAGAGAGTTTCTACTTCCTCAGTGACTCTTTCTTTATACTTTGAGATATCAAATCCTTGGGCTTTCCATTCTGGCATTTTTTCTTTAAAACCTTTATTACAAAGAGATTTTAAAATTTCTAAGCTATTTGCATTTTCTGGAATAGAGTATTCGATACGATCTTTTTTGTCTACTTCAATTTTTGGACAACGAACTCCATAGAATGGGAGATTAAGTTTTGAAAATTTTTCTAAAAACATATTGTATATTTAGATATAAATCTTTTTGATCCGTTAGTCAAATTTCAATTTGGTATTTTAGTTTATTCCAAACCTGCACGTTAATATTTAAATCATAAAGCGCGTCGTGTAATTTACTTTCATCAAATTCTATAGAATAGTTTTGAGCGACCCTGCTAAGCGAATTTTTAGATCCTTTAACTATATGGTTCAGCATTTTGTACTGGTAAAACATGAAGTTTTCAGATTTTTGATATGGGATTCCGTTGTTGACGCCTTTGGCGATTGCTAGAGTATCGAATACCTGCTTTTTGGATAGAATG